GACAAGGCAGACGTTCCCGGAATGGTAAAAGACAATGTGGAAACTGCTGAACAACACCTCAAAGCCATTTCAAAATCAATGTCAGACATATCATCCAATATTAATTCATTAGACAGTACACTGCAAATAATGAATACACAATTAGGTACTATGTCAGATATGTTAGATGAATTAAATGGTGTGACGGAGGAAACATCATGACGATTTGCGAAAAATTCAAATTAATGATGGCATCATTTGAGGATATTAGGGCGGCTATCGCTGAAAAGGGTGGTACTGTTACCGGAGGATATGCCGATTATGCTAAAAATATCCGAAATTTATATTCTAATGATACATATGCACCCCAATATCAATATCCGACTGAAAAATCGCCAATTATGCAGTATTTAATCAATTTATATAACCGCATAACATTTTGTTATGCGGTCAAACAGGAAATACGGCAGGCAATTATAGACGGTGGTGTTGATGTTCCTGATGATACACCGTTTTCAGAATATGGTGATAAAATCCGTCAAATACAGCGTTTTGAGATTACGACAAGTAATTTGTATTTGGGCGAATATAAGACCGAATGTAGAGGGCAATTAACTGCACAGGGCGGAAGTCCACCGTACTCTTGGAAACAAACTTGGGGTTCCAATATTCCCGGTATCACAATGACATCAGACGGAACTATATCAGGAACACCAATGCAAACAGGCGGCTATAATTGGGGTGTTCAAGTGACCGATAGCAACGGAAAAACACTGTCCAAAGATATTTTAATCAGTGTCAGACCTAAAACGTTGAATTTCAAGCAGACTGGAGAACGTTCATTTTTATATGACGGTCAACCGCATACAATCACGGCAGAATGTATTAATGACAGTGATGTTGAATTTGAAATTTATTTCAACGATAACGGCAGTGATGTTTTGAGCATGACAAAATGCGGTTCAAACAGAGGATATGTACGAATTACATCGGCGGATAAGTCGTGTTACAGAATAGGTGAATGTGATTTGTATATGTCAATATCAGTGAATGCTGTTAATGTAACATCAGATAAAGTCCAATCGGTAAAATACGACGGACAGCCACATAGTTTCAATGTTGAATTGTCAAAACAATGTGACGTGAATGTGAAATATAAAACGTATTCTGCGAATGATGATACATTCAATGTGAACGAGGATGAATATACAACGGTTTCACCTACCGAGATTGGGAAATATCGTGTATATATATCGTCATCATCATACGGATATATCATTCGTGACACATATGCAGGATACAATAAATATTTCGGCATTTTGAATATTACGGAGGGGTAGCATGAGCAGATATTTTAAATTTGTATGGGCTGGCATGTTTCTATGCCCTGCACCAATATATTGGGTGATGTTGGGATTGGTTATCATTATTTTTGCAATAGGATTAATTACGAATAGAATGGTTGATGATCCGTATCGCGAAGCAGAACAACAGTATAAAATCACTGTCGGTTATGTTATTGAAAACGGTAAATCAGTACCGTATAAAATATTCTATACGGACGAGCAAACCAACAAACGCACAGAAATTCCGTCTAAAAATGTGACAATTCAGCATATTAGCGATAGCATTTATGAAATTTATGTCCGCATCAAACGACAGGACGGTGACGGCTATGATTATGCCATAGCAAAATTGAAAAAAATTTCAGATACTGAATATAGAACAGTCAAAGTTGAAGTCGGAAGGGAAGTGATATAATGCGTAAAGGCAGTACAATAGCGGCAATTGTAAGTAGCATATTCCCGACAGTATTATTTATATTATTGGGTTTGAAAGCAGACTGCATCGCAGTGTATTTCATTGGTTGCATTGCATTTTCAATTATTGATTTTATCAATATGTCAGCGGTGTGTGCATACAAAGAACGACAGTTGAAATACAAAAACAGTGAGGTGCGGAAGAAATGCAAAAAATCATAAATAGACTGAAAAAAATGGGGTTATCGGCTACACAGATAATATTTAATCTGGTTACATCGGGATTGATATGCTGTACTACAGTATCAGGACATAGTATGATGCCGACAGTGCATGACGGTGACAGGTTGCTGTATAATCCGTTTTTCAAAAATGTTGAACGTGGTGATGTTGTAGTTATTTCGCATGGCGGTGATATGTTGATTAAACGTGTTATTGCTATTGGCGGTGACCATTTGACGATTAGCACATATGGCAGTGTAGCGATAAATGGCGAATGGCAGAACGAAACATACATAAATCCGCAAGAACAATCAGGCGAAAGCATTGACGTTACAATCCCTGAAAATGAATTGTGGGTAATGGGCGACAACAGGGGACACAGTTTAGATAGCCGTAATTTCGGTACTGTGGAACTGGGTGATGTAGTAGGAGTAGTGATAATACGGAAAAATGGAGGCAATGATGGAAAATGAGCAAAAAGAAATGTGGGAACGGCTGACTGCCGTGGAACAGTCCACGAAGTCGGCACACCACAGAATTGATACGTTGGACAAGTTGACCGAAAGCGTTCACATTATAGCTACGGAAACAAAGGCAATGCGTGAAGATGTGAATGACATCACGGAACGTGTAGACGAAATCGAAAAGAAACCTAACAAACGATATGAAACAGTAATTACTGCTGTTATTACGGCATTAGTCGGCGGTTTGATAGGTTATTTTATTAAAATGTTGGGTTTTTAGTATTTTAAAATTAGGAGGTATGTAAAAATGAAAGAATGGATTAAAGCGGCAGGAATAAGAGCAATCAAGACAGTTGCTCAGACAGCAGTTGCCACTATAGGTACTGCGGTAGCTATGGGAGATGTAAATTGGGTACTTGTAGCGAGTGCTTCTGCACTTGCAGGTGTACTTTCTCTACTAACATCTATAGCAGGTCTTCCTGAAATTCAAAAAAAGAATTGAGGTATAAACAATGGATATTCAAATCAAACAGGGTCCGCAGTGCCACACGTCTAATTGCTACACATATAGGAATGGCGATATTAAATATATCGTCATTCATTTTACGTCAAATAACGGCGATACGGCATTGAACAACTGCAATTATTTCAGCGGTGCAAATCGTGGTGCGTCTGCACATTATTTTATCGGTGATGACGGAATATATCAATCTGTACCCGATAAATGGGCGGCGTGGGCTGTCGGTGGTACAAAAATTTACAAACACCCGTATTGTAGGAATATGAACAGTATTTCGATTGAAATGTGCAGTCGTATCGGTGCGGACGGTAAATACTATATTCGTGACGGAATTGTGGAACAGACAATTAAATTAACACGGTATTTGATGAATAAATACGGTGTGCCGGCACAGAATGTACTGCGTCATTATGACGTGTGGGGCAAACAATGTCCAGAGCCATTTGTGCGTAAACCGGAATTGTGGGAAAAATTCAAAAGAAAATTAAGTGAAAGCGAGGAACTAACTATGGAACAGTATAATGAATTAAAATCATTAATTGAAAAACAGGCGGCGGCTATATCGGCGTTACAGGAAGAAAACAAGCAGCTAAAAGCAGTTTTACAAAATACAATGGTGTATGATTATGTTGATAAGAATATGCCACCATGGGCACGTCCTGCGGTTCAGGCAGCTATGGACTGCGGTGCGGTACAGGGTGATGAGAACGGTCGCCTTGAACTATCCTACAAGGATTTGAGAGCAATTTGCAGAGAGTACCGCTGCGGATTGTATAATAAATAGGATAAAAAAATAGGTGGCTACGTGCCACCTATTTTTTATTTGTTTTCGTTTATGCGGTTTATTGCGTCAAGCAACAATTTCTCCGCCCAAACTGGCGGTTGACGGTCCCCTTTTTCCCAATGGGCGAGAGTGCCTAAAGGGATTTCAAACCGTCTTGATAGTTCAGCTTGCGTCAGACCTGCCGCAAGGCGAGCTTGCTTTATTTTGCAATCCATATATTATCACCTTTTATTCTATATCCCCTGTCATTTGAATGACAGGGGATAAGTTTAATTAATCTTCAATTTCAAAATTGATAAATCTTTCAACTTCGTTTTCTTCATCATCTGTTACAACGATTTCGTCATCAATAATTTCAGCGTTTAGGTTGTTGTTTCTGATTTGTTCAATTAGAAAATCTTTGTATAGTTCGATTGCTTCTGCTTCGCTTTCAGCAGTTACATAGTCACCTGCGTAATTATCACGACTTGCTTCTACTACGTTACCGTTTTTGTACATTTCGTTTGTTACCTTAAATTCTTTCATTTTTCTTTTCCTCCTAAAATTTATCCTTTTTGTTTGTTTTTTTGAGGTTTCCCTCATTTCTTGTCTTTATTATACCACCCAATGGGTGGCATGTCAATAGTTTTTTCAAAAAAAATTTAAAAATTTTTTTATTTTTTTCATAAATAGCAATGTAATTATGCACAAAAATTTAATTATATTTTGGTATAAAAATATATAGTCGTATCTATTATAATGTGATATACTAAAATAAAAAAAGGAGTGGATATAATGGCATATTCAGAGGCAAAGAAAAAAGCAACAATAAAATATCAAAAAAAAACATATGATAGAATTGAATTAAAAGTAAAGAAAGGTGAAAAAGAAAAGATAAAAGCAAGAGCAGCAGAGCTGGGAATTAGCGTAAATACGTATATGATAGAATTGATAAAAAAAGATTTGGAAGAGATATGAATATATATAGTCGTATCTATACAAAGTGTACAGATTTACGGTTGTATATTTGTAAATAATGCCTATTGATATATAGTCGTATCTATATTATAATATAATCAAGAGGTGAGGGAAACCAAACCCATACCAAACGGCGGAGGGTAAGAGGAAACCGCAAGGGGAAAGGAGAACACAATGGAAGAAACAAAGACGATAAAAGAAAAAACCATAGAGTTGATAGATGCCTTAAAAGCAACTTGTCAGACCTATGGTATGGGAAACGATGGTAACGAATATAAAATTATCACTCAGGTTTTCCTTTATAAGTTCCTTAATGACAAATTCGGATATGAAGTAAAAAAAGTAAGTACGGCTCTTAAAAATGCCGAAAAATGGGAACTTGCTTATGCAGAAATGTCAGAAGATGACCGCTTGGATATTTTTGATAGTTTACCGTCAGATATTC